AGAACTGCGCCGCCTTGTGGCAAGCGAAGCGTACAAAAACAACGACAGCGGCGCGATCCGAAAAGCCGAGGCGCTCTCGGCCCGCGTCCATATGAACTAACCGGAGGACATCATGGCAGACGTATCAGCGGCATTTGTGACCCAGTACGAAGCGGAAGTGCACATCGCGTATCAGCAGGGCGGGAGCCGGCTGCGCAACACGGCCCGCGTCCGGTCCGGCGTTGTCGGCAAGTCCGACAAATTCACGAAGATCGGCAAGGGCGCGGCAACCCAGAAAACCCGACGCGGCATGGTTGTGCCGATGGACGTTGACCACTCCCAGATCGAGTGTTTCCTGGAAGATTGGTACGCGCCGGACTATGTGGATAAGCTGGACGAGTACAAGATCAAACACGACGAGCGCAGGGCCCTGACCCAATCCGGGGCCTTCGCCGTCGGACGCAAAGTTGACGAGTTGCTCATCACGGCGGCCATCGCCGGCATCCCCGCAGGGCGTACCGTTGGGACCGCGACGTCTGTCCTGACCCTGGACGCCGTGCTGGACGCCTTCGCGCTGTTCAACACGGGGGACGTGCCCGACGACGGACGGCGCTTTGCTGTTGTCGGCCCCTACCAATGGAATCAGCTCTTGCAGATCGACCAGTTCGCCAAGTCTCACTATGTAGGCGATGACGCGCCGGTCTGGCTGCGGGGAACCGAGGCCAAACGCTGGCTGAACATGATCTGGATGATGCACACGGGACTGCCGGGCGCGAACGTCAAAACCGGCGCCACGCAGTGCCTTTTGTACCACCAGACGGCTCTGGGACTCGCCGAAGGCGGGCCGGGCGTGACCAGCGAGATCAACTATCTGCCGGAAAAGGTGGCCTACCTGTGCAACAACATGATCAGCGCCGGGGCCGTGCGGATTGACGCCGAGGGCGTGGTGCTCTTGAACGCCNNGCCTAGGGAGGATGTATGAAAGATGAAGCGAAAGCGAAAGCGACGGAACAGGAAAAAACGCCGGCCAAAAAAGCGCCCGCGCCCGGCTTGGTCCCGGCCAAGCTGCGTCCGCTGGGCGGCAGGGTGTGGTTTTACAGCCATGACGGGGATGAACCGGAGGTCCCGCCGGACGCGTTTTGGGCGCCGGCCAAGACTAATTACGGCATGAAGGACGGCGACTGCGTGATCTTCGTCGCCGTACAAGCGAAAAAGGCTATCCTGGTGGTGGCGTAATGCCTGTCTCGACCGTGGATATAGTCAACACGGCGCTGGACTTCATCGGCCAGGGGGCGATTACCTCAATGGACGAGGCTTCCCCTCTGGCCGAGAAATGCCGGCGGCTCTGGCCGCTCGCCCTGGACGAAGTGCTGCGCGCGCATTTCTGGAAATGCGCCTCGGCCCGCGTGGCCTTAAACGAGCTCGCGGACAGGCCGGCCTATGGCTTCATGCGCGCCTATGCCCTGCCGGGCGATTTTGTGCGGCTTGTCGCCGTTGACCCGGCGGACGCCATTGTCCAGGTGGAGGGGCGAAGGCTGCTCACGGATGAAACGGACATTTCAATTCTGTACGTTCGCCGGCTCACGGACACGACGCTCTATGACGCGACGCTGCGTATCTGTCTCGCGCTCAAGCTCGCCGCCATGATGGCCTTTGGGGCTTCGGCATCGACTGCCCTTGCTGACAGCATGGAGGCCAAATACCGGGACAAGCTGCGCGAGGCGCGCATCTTCGACAGCATGGAGGGGCCGGGCCGAGAAATGCCCCAGGCTTCGTCCTGGGCGAACGCGAAGCTGGGCGGCGCTTGATCATGACCACCGCATCTGTCCCCATTACGAATTTCACCGCCGGCGAATGGAGTCCCCTGCTGGCCGGACGCTCGGACTTGCAGCGCTACAGCGGCGCGTGTTCCGAGCTTGTGAATATGGCGCTCATGCCGCAAGGGCCTGTCCGGCGGCGGATGGGGACTTTTTTCGTCGAGCGGGCCGCCGCGCCGTCCGCGCGGCTGATCCCCTTCGCGTACAACACGGCCCAAAACTACGTCCTGGAGTTCACGCCGGGCCTGCTGCGCTTTTTCCGCTCCGGCGGCTACCTTTCCGGTCTGGACATAGTAACGCCGTATGAGGAGGCGGACGTGGCGGCGCTGGCTTTCTGCCAGGCCGCGGACGTGATGTATCTNNGTATCTGGTCTGTCCGCATGTCGCGCCGCGCAAACTTTCCCGCAGCGGGCCGGATGAGTTTACCCTCGCGCCGGTTGAGTTTGTCGGCGCTCCGGCGGAATGGGCGGACGGCAACTATCCGTCCGTGGCGGCCTTTTTCCAGCAACGGCTCTGGATGGCCGGGCATCCGCTGCATGTCAACAAGATATGGGCCTCCGGCACGGGGCGCTTTCAGAAGTTCGGCGAAGGGCCGGGCGAGGAAAATTACAACGCGGCGGCTGACGACTCGCCGCTGACCGTCAGTCTCGCGGCGGAACAGGCCAACGCGGTGCGCTGGATGCTGGCCCGCCACATGCTGACCGTCGGCACGAGCGGCGGGGAGTGGGTCTTGTCGGGCGAGCGGCGCTATGCTTCGGAAGCGGCGCTGACGCCATCGNNCGGCTCTTCCCCTGTGCGGCCACTGGTGGCGGGCGCGGCGGCGGCCTATGTCTCGGAGGACGCGCGGCGGCTGATGTGCCTCGCCTATGAGTTCGGGCAAGACGCCTGGGTCTCGCAGGACTTGTCGCTCTTCGCCGGCCACCTGACCAGGGCCGGCATCCGCGCGACGGCCTACGCGCAAAACCCGGACGGGATTATCTGGTGCGTATTGCGAGACGGCGCGATGGCGGGCTGTACCTGGATGAAGGACCAGGAAGTGCTGGGCTGGCATCGCTTCGAGACGGGCGGCCTGGTGCGGGATGTGTGCTGCATCCCGGCGGACGACGGCGCGTACACCGAGACCTGGCTTGTCGTGGAGCGGCAAAACGGCGTCTTTATCGAGCGCGTGGCCGCGCCCTGGGACGGGGACAGCACCAATGATCCGGCCTGTTTCTATGTGGACTCGGGCCTTGCCTACGATGAGGCCGCGCCGCAAACGCATTTTTCCGGACTTGATCATCTGGAGGGACAGGAGATCAACATCCTGGCCGATGGGGCCGAGCATCCGCGGCGAATCGTTTCAAACGGCGGCTTTACGCTGGATGTGCCGGCGTCCGTAGTCTGCGCCGGGTTGCCGTACGCCTGGCGCGTCGCGCCCATGCGACTGGAGGGCTTTTCGCCGCGCGGCACGGCGCAAGGCAAAAAGACGCTTATTTCCCAGCTTACGGCGCGGGTCTATAAGACCGCGGCCCTGAACTGGACGCGGCCCTTGCCGGACGGCTCGGCAACGCAGATATGGCCGGTATCGTTCCGGCAGGGCGCGGGCAAGATGGATCAAGCGCCGGCGCCGTTCACGGGCGATCTGCGCCTTGCCATGCCCGGCGGCTGGCATGAGGACAGCCGGGCGCGGCTCTCGCATGACGGCGCGCTGCCGGCGACGATTGTGTTCCTGGCAATAGACGCGAGCGTAAACGAATAAAAAGCAACGAGGTGGAGTATGTGGGCGCAGTTGGCACAGGCGGGCTTTGCCGGCGCGGGCGGCTTGCTCGGCGCGCTGGGCGCGGAACAGTCCGGCAAGTCGCAGGCGAAGGCGTACAGGGAGCAGGCCGGAGTGATCCAGGCCGAAGCGGCGAACAGGGCCGCGCAGGAAAAGCGCAAATACCGGGATATAGCCTCGGCGCAGCGGGCCGCCTATGGCGCGTCCGGGGTGGATGTCAACGCGGGAAGCGCGGTGGATGTGGTGGCGGATACGGACGCGGAAGGGCTGGCGAGCGCCATGCAGATTTTCTATTCCGGCGAGATGGACGCCTATAACGCGCGGCGCGCGGCGGCGATGGCGGAGGCTAACGCGCGTTTCGGCGTGCTTGGATCGCTGCTCGGCGGCGGCGCGTCGGCTTTCAATTATGGGGTGAAAGCGTACGAGGATCGCCGCCGTGGTCAAGATACCCGATAAGCCTTACGGCTATGTATCGTCCGCGTTGCCGGACGCGCGTCTGGCGGGCGATCCTGGCCCGGCTAAGGCGCTGGCGATGCTGGCCGACGCCGGCGGCAAGGTGGCCGGAGTCCTTGCCGACCTGCGCGAGCGCAGCGAACAGGTCTTGTTCCTGGAGGCGCAAAACCGCTGGACCGCGGGCAAGGCGGCCTACACGCAAGAGGCGGAGCACGGGAACGAGGAGGCCGGGAAGCCGCCGCGCATCGGCGACGCCGCGCGCGGTTATACCCAAGACCACGCGGCCCACAGCCGGGGCTTGAGCGGGGAAACGCTGGCCTGGCTGAAAGCGCGCGGGGCCGGCGGGCAGGCGCTGCAAAGGTTCAGGGACTGGTCGGACAAGCGGGCGATTGAGGTCAGTTATCACGCTTCCGGCTATGAGCACCGGGAAATGACGAAGCACGCGCATGATATGTTCAACCAGCGCGTGCGCAGCATCATGGACTATATGGACTTTAACCCGACGAGCTTCGGCAAGGCGCTTGACGATCTGAACGAGGTGATCGGCCAGGGCGTGAAGTCCGGGCTGTTCCGGCAGCAGGAGGGCGAGGCGCTGTTCATTTCCATGCGCGACAAGATGGGCAAGGAGGCGTTTNNGCGCTGGCCCAACTGCACGCGCACCATACGCATGCGCGGGGGATTGAGGCGCAGGAGCGTGAAAAAAGGACGGAAGCCTTTATGACGCAAGTCGTCAACACGGCAATGGGCGTCGGCGGCAAGGCGGACCCCGCCGCAGCCGTGCGGATGGTACAGGGCCATCCCGACCTGGACGGCCCCACGCGCCTGAAACTCCTGAATGCGCTGGCGCGCGGCGGCGTAGGCTCGAAAGACGATCCGCTCTTTGTGGCGGATATGACGAAGCGCATTGTTACAGAGGGTGAAACGCCGGTTGCGGACAGCGAGTTGGCGGCGGGCGTCGCGTCCGGCCAGTTGACGCCGGGCGGCATGAAGAGGCTGCAAAAGTTCCGGGACGAGGTCGCGGACCCGGAAACGGGCTTCCTGGTTAAGCGGGCCTTTGCCGCGCTGAAAAACGGCTTCGCGCGGGACCTGTTCGCCGCGGGGACGCCGGAACACGCCACGGCCCAGCTCGCGGCGGAAACCGCGCTGTGGGCCGCCGTGGAACAGGGCAAGAAGGACAAAAACCTTGCGAAGATACTCAGCCCGCAGTCAAAGGACTACGTTGTGGGGCCTATTATGCAGCAGTACAAGCTGACGCTGGAGCAAGGCATGGCGG